ATGGTTTCAAACGTGGAGTGTCGTCCAGCTTCCAGCAGATGTCGCAGCCTCTAATATCCGTGCAGTTCGCAATGCAGAGATCGCATCCTGTGATTGGACGCAGGTCGCGGACGCGCCGGTCAACAAGACCGCGTGGGCAGCATATCGCGCCGAGCTGCGCGACATCCCGGAGCAGGCGGGCTTCCCGTTCTCTGTCGTCTGGCCGACAAAGCCATGACCACCGAGATGCTCTGGAGCGCAGGCCTGTCAGCGATCCTCGCCCTCGTCGGCTGGATTTTGAAGGGCCACTCTGATGAAGTTCAGCGGCTGCAAATTCTGCTCAATCGCACACGCGAGGAGATGGCACGGGATTACGTCACAAAGACCGACGTGCAGGCCAGCATCAACATGTTGATCGCTCGGATCGACAACCTTGACCACAAGATCGATGCGCTTTTGAGAAGTCTGGCAAAGTGACTGTGCCGTTGATCTGGGTGGCGTACACGCACATCTGGATCGACGGGCGCATGGTATTTGTGAAGATTTGCAGGTATACTGCGGACATGGCATTGGCGGTTCATCCCGCCTTTCCATGCCCGCCGTTCTGGAGCCTGTAGATGTTCGACCCTGCCAGCATAGGTCTTGCCATCAGCGTCGGCAGCAAGGCTTTCGGCCTGCTGAAGCAAGGCATTGCGGCTGGCCGTGAAATCCAAGACATGGCTTCGCAGTTGTCAGAGTGGGGCAAGGCCGTCTCTGACATCGCCTATGCAGCCCAGAAGGCTAACGAACCGCCGGGTGCGTTCAGAACGCTGTTCGGCGGCGGAAGTCAAAAGAGTGCCATTGATATTTTCGCCGCGCAGAAGCAGTGCCAGCAACAGCGGAAGCGCAAGGAACTGATCGAAGGCATCTTAGAAGCTGCGCTTTGGACGGGTATCATCTTGGCGACAAGCGTCATTGCGGGCTTTGGTCTATACTTCTGGGGCCGCTATTTGGGGAGGTGGTAATGTCACTTGAACACTGGATATGGCCTGCCTTTGCAATTGGTATTGCATTGGTATTCTATTTCAGCGGCGACGGCTTTTATCGCTACCCCTGCCAAGACCCGGCAAACTGGGAGGCAATTGAGTGCAAGCCGCCGATCTGCCTTCGAACCAAAAACTGCGCCACTGATCTGACGGGAGGGGCTACGCCATGAGAAAGAACGACCCTGATTTTCTGGAAGCCAAGCTGCGCTACTTCGTCGGCGTGTCTCTGACCCTGATCCTTGGCGGCAGCATCTTCATCATTTTGTACTCGCTGGTTTTTGTGACCCAGCCGCTGGGCGAAAGCTCTGAGAACGACCGCGCCCTGTTCTCCATCCTTACCCCCATTGCCAGCTTCATCACCGGGGCGCTGGGCGGTGTGATGGCCGCAGGCAACAACCGCAAACGGGGCAGCGAAAATGACGCGCCCCCTCCACAGGAGTACACCGAATGATCGGACGCATGATTGGAATGTTCATTGGCCGCAAGGCTAAGGCGAAAGTCGTTGACGCAGTGCTGGACAAGGTGAACCTGCCTGACCCGGTGGAGAACGCAATCAAGGCCGCGGCCACTGGCAACGTCGGTGACCTCCTCGGCGGGATGGGCAAGGACATGGCGCAGGAAGCCGTGCTGGACGCCGTCACCAAGAAGGTGCCGATCAAGAGACCCAAGAAATGAGGTGGCTCGCTGCTATCCTCCTCTCGGCAAGCCCTGCGCTGGCTGACCAGTATGAAATCACCCGCGTGATCGATGGCGACACCGTCGAGATCGCGGTGGACTTCCTGCCCGATCCTCTTCCACCTAAGCTGTCGATCAGGGTGATCGGCGTAGACACCCCAGAGAAAGCCCCTCGCGCTAAGTGCGAAGCTGAAGCAAAGAAGGCAGTGGAAGCAACACGCTTTACACAACGCGCCGTCGCTGAGGCAAAAGAAGTCGATATCCACATCAAAAGCTGGGACAAGTATGGTGGCCGCGTGCTGGGCTTGGTCGTTTTAGACGGTAACGGGCTATCAGAGATGCTGATCGACGCGGGCCTAGCCCGTCCATACAAAGGCGAGGCCAAGTCCTCGTGGTGCGAATAGGAGCCCATAGATGAGCCTGATTACCGAAGCCCAACTGGCCGCGATGATCCCGACGAACAAGGAAGTCGGCGAATGGTGCGCGGCCCTCAATGAGATGCTGCCCAAGTATGGCATCACCACCGACAGGCGCATCGCTGGCTTCATCAGCCAGTGTGCCCATGAGAGCTCTGACTTCCGGGTCTTGCAGGAGAACCTGAACCACAAGGAGGCCACCCTCCTGAAGGTCTTCCCGCGCTACTTCGGCCCCGGCAAGGAGAACGCCGCCGAGTATGCAGGTAAGCCCGAGAAGATCGCCAACTATGTGTACATGGACAAGAACCGCTCCAAGGGCGGCGCTTTGGGCAATGTGAAGGATGGGGACGGTTGGCTTTTTTCTGGAAAAGGTCTGAAGCAAGTTACTGGCCGTGCGAATACGACTGCCTTTGGCAAGACCGTTGGCATGACTGCCGAGGAAGCCGCCGCGTACCTTTTGACCAAGAAGGGCGCACTTGAGAGCGCGCTGTGGTTCTGGGGCAGCCGCAACCTGAACGACGTGGCAGACACGGGCGACGTGGTGAAGCTGACCAAGATCATCAACGGCGGTGACATCGGCCTCGCAGATCGTCAGGCCCGCTACGAAGATGCAGGCGGCTCTCGGGATTGGCGCTGATGGCGACTTTGGTCCGGGCACCGAGGCGGCACTTAAAAAGTGGCAGGCAGCGAATGGCTTGACTGCTGATGGTGTTGCTGGCCCGAAGACGTTGGCTAAGCTTCTCGGGTGATGTAGTATCTCCCACAACAGGAGACCGCCATGGCACTCACGAAGCTCATATTCCGGCCCGGTATCAACCGAGAGACCACTGCCTACGCCAACGAGGGCGGGTGGTTTGATGGAAACCTTATTCGGTTCCGCGCGGGAAAGCCGGAGAGTATCGGCGGCTGGACGCGGTACACCAACGCTCAGATGCTCGGCACTGGGCGCTCACTTTTCTCTTGGGTCGCCCTCAACGGCACCATCTACACGGGCCTCGGCACCAACCTGAAGTACTATGTCGTTCGGGGTAGCGGACTGAACGACATCACACCCATCCGTGAGACCACCACGGCTGGCGCTGTGACCTTTGCGGCGACCAATGGGTCGTCCGTTATCACCGTCTCGGACAATGCGAACGGATGCGTCCTGAATGACTTCGTCACCTTCTCTGGCGCGGTTAGTCTTGGCGGGAATGTCACGGCGACTGTACTCAATGCCCAGCACCAGATCACCCGCATCGTGGACAGCGACACCTACGAGATCACCCTGAGTGTGACCGCCAATGCTTCGGATAGTGGCAATGGTGGGGCCTCTGTTATTGGCGTGTACCAGATTAACACTGGCCTTGATACATCGGTGTATGGCACCGGGTGGGGTACTGGCTCATGGTCCAGAGGGACGTGGGGCTCTGGATCGTCAATCTCTGCGGCTGGGTCTCAGCTCAGAACTTGGACGCAGGACAACTTTGGAGAAGACCTCGTTATCTGTGTCCACGACGGCGGCATATACTACTGGGACGCAAGCGCTGGCCTAGCCGCGAGGGCCGTCGCACTTGAGGACTTGGCTGGGGCGCAAGCGGCTCCGACCGTCGCCAAGTGCATCATCGTGTCGGAGAAGGATCGACACATCATCGCGTTTGGCTGCGACCCGGAGGCAACACCCGGAGTTCAAGACCCGCTGATTATTCGGTTCTCTGACCAAGAAAGCCCAACGGAGTGGAGGACCCTTCCGACCACGACCGCTGGAGAGCTTCGCATCGGCACTGGCTCTGAGATCATCACCGCTGTGCAGACCAAACAGCAGGTCGCCGTGTTTACGGATACCTCCGTCCATGCGTTCTCGTACATCGGACCACCCTACACTTTCGGCCTCCAAGAGGTGTCATCGGCCATATCGATCATGAGTGCCAATGCTGCGGTCGCGGTTGGAGACACCGTGTACTGGATGGGCAAGAACGAGTTCTATGCCTACGACGGTGCCGTGGTTCAGATTCCATGCGACGTCAAGGAATATGTCTTCTCCGGGATCAACACATCGCAAGAGCTCAAGGTGTGCGCTGGCCACTGCAGCTCATTCTCTGAGGTGTGGTGGTTCTACCCCAGCACTGAAGGTTCAGAGAACGACAGCTATGTCGTGTACAACTATGAGCAGCGAATCTGGTACTACGGTACGCTTTCCCGCACAGCGTGGGCAGACCGCAATGTGTTGGGGTACCCTATTGCGGTGTCGCCAGACGGATACGTCTACTACCAAGAGAACGGGTTCGACGACGGAAGCGCCAACCCCCCGGTGGCAATCGCCCCATACATTGAGTCGAGTGTGGTTGACATGGGTGAGGGCGACCAGTTCATGTTCGCCACTCGCGTCATCCCTGACATCACGTTCCGCAACTCCACCAACGCATCGCCGACAGCAACACTGACGATCAAGGCGAGGAACTTCCCCGGAGGTGCGTACTTTGCCTCCGACTCGGACCCCGTGACAAAGACTGCCTCGATCCCTGTCGAACAGTTCACCAACGAGCTGTACATCCGACTGAGGGGACGCTCGATGTCTTTGAGGCTTGAGTCCAATCAGGCTGGCACCGCTTGGCGGCTTGGAGACCCTCGCATAGATATGCGTTCGGACGGGAGGAAGTAGTGCCCACAAACGCCTCACCTCCATTCTTCCCGACGCCGCCGGATCAGTACAACCGTCAGTACATGGCGCAGCTTGTCAGGGCGTTCTCAGTCTTCGTGCAGCAGGCCAACAACCCCGGCGATGCGATCTTCACCACGCTGCGCCTCACGGCACTGCCAGTGTATGCCAGCAACGCGGCTGCACTGGCTGGAGGCCTCATCGAGGGGGACGTGTACAAGACGTCTACTGGAGAGCTGAGAATCGTTGTATAGGTGGGAGAAAGTTCTATGGAACTTTTTCACCCCGTTGTGCTAGAATCCCGCAAAGCGGAAAGATGGACTGGAGCAAGACATGGTTCTACCACTGATCCTCGGAGCCCTCGGCGGCACACTTGGCAGCGCAGGCATGCTGGGCGGGCTCGGTGCTCTGGGTGGCGCAGCCATCGGCTCTGGCCTTGGCGGGTACGCTCAGACGGGTGACATCGAGACTGGCATCCTGACGGGGCTCGGTGCCTTCGCTGGCGGTGCACTCCTTGGTCCCATGATGGGCGGGGCTGGTAGTGCTGGTGCTGCAGCCGCAAACACCCCCGCTGTGGGTGCTGGGCTTGGGCCAGCCGCAATCCCCGGAGCCACTGGTGCTGCGTCCCTTCCAATGTCCGCAACCCTAGGAACCACTGGCGCTGGATCGGCGGCAATGAATGTTGCCCCCGGCCTTGGCATCAAGGGCCTTGGTCAGGGCGCGATGAACTTTGCAAAGTCCGGCATGGGCATTGGCTCCGGTGTTGGCGCAACAGTTGGCGCTTCATTCGCTACACCCGGCGATGACGACGACAAGAAGAGCAAGAGCAAGTACGCCGACACACCGGGCCCGTCGCTGTACAAGTCCCCCACATTCCCCGGCCCCGGTGGCTCTCCGGGCAGCAGTGAGTATGACTACGGTGTCGGCGGCCTTCCGACTGTCGATCAAATCATGGACTACAGGACCACTGGCACCAGACCAACTGGATACTATGGCGGCGGCATGATCCGCAGCCTAGAGAACACCTTCGGCCCGATCCGTCTGGCCGAGGGTGGCATCGCCACTCTCATGCAGGACGAGCCAGCGCCATCAGGCGGGAACGAGAAGGACGTGGTCAACGAGGCCGTGAAAGCAATCAAGGGTGAGAGTCCAAACCCGGAGATCGCTCTCGCCACGTTCCTGACCGCATATGGTGAGGACGCACTTCGTGACCTCGTGGATAAGGTGGAGTCCGGCGAGATGGATGAGACCGCGGCCATGAGTGAGGGTCAGCTTCGCGGCCCCGGCGATGGCATGGACGACCTTATCCCGGCCACCATCGAGGGTGAGCAGGACGTCCTTCTGAGCGATGGCGAGTTCATCGTGCCTGCAGACGTTGTCTCAGGCCTTGGCAACGGCTCCTCTGATGCTGGTGCCCGTGCCCTCGAAGAGATGATGAGCCGCGTCCGCACGTCGCGCAATGGCTCCTCTGAGCAGCCTCCGCAGGTCCCGCAAGAAGAGGTCATGCCAGCGTGAGCGACCTTGTCTTCACACCAGTACCAAAGCACCTCCTTGGCCTGATCTGGCCAAAGGTGGAGGAGTACCTTGCCAAGGCGGTGGACACCGCCAAGGGGAAACTCACAGTAGATGATGTAAGGTCTGGCATCGAGTCAGACCTTTACCTTCTGTGGGTGGTGGTTGACGGAGAAGACATCATCGCAGCCGTTACGACTCGGGTCATCAACTACCCGACGTGCAGCGGGATGGCGCTTGACTGGATCGGCGGCAAGCGCATTAAGGAATGGATGCCAATGGCGAACAAGATCGTCATGGACCACGCAAAGAGCAATGGTTGCTCCCACCTAGAGGGCTACGGTCGAGCGGCTTGGACCCGCATGATCGAGCGTCACGGGTGGAAGCAGGACTACGTCGCATTCAGGCTGGAGGTGTAATATGGGCAGCGGTGGCAACACGACCTCAACGGTCACTCAGCAGAACATCCCAAAGGAGTTCTTCCCGTATTTCGACCGCCTTCTCCTGCAGGCCGAAAACGAGATGGGCAAGCCATATCAGGCGTATGAGGGTGAGCGTCTTACTGCCGCAAGCGATGCGTCCGCAAACATGTACAGGACGTCTGAGCTCTTGGACGACGTTAGCCCATACACCTTCTCACAGTATGGTGGGTTCGATGCTGGGGCTGGAACGGCGTATGATGGGTTCTCCGCTACTGATGTCGATCCGTACTCTAAGTTCTCAGCAACCATAGGCAGTGCGTTCGACGGCTTCCGAGCCGGAGAGGCCACTGGGTACGGTGGCTTTTCTCAGTCCAAGGGCACGGCGTTTGACGGGTTTGAGGCTGGGCAGGCTGACCCATATGCCAAGTTCAAGGAGACCTCTGCGGAGCCGTACTCTGACTTCTCTCAGGCTGGCTTTAGCGGCTATGAGTTCGGCCCCGCCGAGGTTATGTCGTCCGAGACTGCTCAGGAGTACATGGACCCGTACCTCCGGGCTGTCGTTGACATTGAGAAAGAAAAGGCCAAGGAGGACTACGACATCGCTAGGGCTGGCCGCAGCTCTCAGGCTGTAGGGGCT